TTTTTTGGCAGGATAGGATTTGATAGGAGATGTCAAAACTAAAAAAAATCAACCCCTTGTTAGAAAATCAATAATATATATTCTCTGTTATTGTAAATGGCACTCTTATAAATCCCCTGAACCCAAAAGTGGGAAATTTAAAGATTTGAGGTGAAAAAGAAAATGGCTGAAACAAAAAGCGATGCTGTAACGGATATAGATGATTTGCTTACAGCGTATAATGAAGTACAGAAAGAGTTAACGGAAGCCCGCCGGTGCTGGAGGGAAGAGTTCGACAAAAGAAAAGCACTCCAGAAACAGTTCGACAGCCTCGGACAGGGAACAGGATTCCTCGATGTTGAAAAACTCAGTGAAGACCTCTACACCGCTGAAAAATGCGAATACACTCGACAAGAGAAAATCACTGCTTTAAACGATGAGTTGTACCGGGCGAAAGCTGAAGGAAAATATAAGATTGATAACCTTGTTTTAGGTTACCTAAACGATAAAGAAGGTATGAAAGAAGCTGGTTACACACGTAAACCAGACTATGAGAAATATCTACGAAACGAACTCTTAACAGAGGATATAAAGGAGATTGAAGACGGTTACAAGAAACTTACAGAGAAGATCGAACAGTTGAAACAGGACAGCAAAGCAGCTGCAATTGATATGAAAAAACTGAAACGTGATTATCAAAACCGGCTTGTGTTTGCGGAAATCAACAACCGACCAACCGTACCGTGTGAATGTGAAGAAAACGACAAACCGGCTTTTAAAAGCCCGGAAGAAACGATAAAGGTGATATAAAATGGCATGGAAAGACAGCGGAATAGATGAAAACAACACCGGTGGAGAATACGAGGGCGAATTCTGGGAACCATGGGACTACGAACCAGACGAAAGAACACTCGAAGGAACAGTCATAGAGGATCCGAAAAAAGGACAATACGGGAAATTCTTTTTAAAAGTACGGGATAGTGAAGGTGGAATATGGATAACCAGCCAGCACGCTCACTTATCAAGGCAAATTAGTAAGTTAGAGCTTAAGGAACAGGATATAATACGCGTTGAATACCTTGGACAGGGTGAAGAGCCGGAAGACCCTACATTTTCAGCACCACACCTGTATAAACTGCAAAAGTGGGAAGATGATTAAAGATGAGTGAAGTAATAGAAGAATCACAGGTACCTATGACCTTAGAACCCGTACAAAAGCCCGAAACCGTAACAACAAACGGTTTAAAGGCCGTAACACACTTAATGAAAATCCTTGACGAAAAGCCAGATAAGGTCATGATTAACGGTAAACGGCATATAGAGTTCGATGATTGGGTTTTACTCGGTCAATTCTATGGTGTAGATGTTGATACAAGTGATGAAGCAGAACCTGTTGAGGTGTTTGGTGTTAAGGGCTTTAAAGCGAAAGCAAGTGTGATTAACATCAAAACTGGGAGAAAGGTTGGCGGTGCTACTGCCTATTGTATGAGTAATGAAAAGAACTGGATAAATAAACCTTTCTTTCAACTTGCATCTATGGCTCAAACCCGGGCTGGTAGTAAGGCACTTGCTAATATCCTTCGTGGTTTCGTAGCTCTCAAGGGCATATCGGGTACTCCTGCTGAAGAAATGATAATGGGTAATGGTCGTAAACCAGCTCCAGCGCAGAGTAAAAAGAAACCAGCACGTGCCAGGGCATCTGATGAGGAAGCTGTTGATGATATAATCAATAACGCAGTAGACGCAGACTTCAAAGAAAAAAAGAAACCCAGTCCTCCCAAAAAAACCAAACAGGAAGATGAAGCCGAAACAGTAGACATGTCCCCTATTGACTTAAAACCACTCCTGGGAATCAATGACGAGTTAGATAAATGGCTACACCTAGCAGAAGACACACCCACCACCAAAAACCAAGTCGTAGAGGCCTGTCAGGACCTACTCGGTGACAGCAAAATCACCAAAGCAGAAATTGATAAGGTTAAAGAAGCACTTAAAGGGTAAACTCCCTTCTATTTTACTTCTTTAAAAAAATAGGGAGGGGGTGAACTCTTTAATCTCTAATGAAGATCTACAAGAAGGAACTGAAACAAAAGAAGACATACATGTCTTTTGTTTTTCAGATAACTATACCATTGAAGTTGCTCCAGACGGCACGATGGCACTATACATAATCAAAGATCCAAGGGGTAATTATGCCTTTAAAGACCTTAACGACGAACCTTTCATGTTATCTCTCTATACAAAAGTAGGAAAAGAGATACGAAAACATTTAGACCCTAATTACGAGTATTCAAAGAAAAAAATAGAAGAGGAATTTAACGAATACAAAAAAACACTACAAGAAAGTTATGATAATCAAGTAATTGAAAAAAGGACAAAGGAAAAAGCTAAAAAAACCGAAAAGGAAGAGGAACTTCAAAATAAAATTTATGATGCAACGGAGATCCTGAAAAACAAAAGACATCCACTTATCTATATTTCTTCCCTGGTGTCATGGCTTACCGCAGGTGAACGAACTAACATAATGCTTACTTTTATTGCTTATGCAAGTCAGGTAATTCTAAAGAACCCAATTAGTGTTATAGGATTAGGGGAAGGTGCCAGCGGTAAAACTCACATTGAAGAGGTCGCAATGCGCCTTATTCCTGATGAATTTATACGACACGAAAAAAGCGTTACAGAGGCGGCGATGTTTAACCGTGCTAAAGAAGACCCTTGGTATTACGATGGTTGCATTGTGAATTATGGGGACCTTGGAGGGCGTAATAGTCAAGACTTCATCATGGAATCCAAAAACTTACTTAAAGAACTTCAGAGTGATGGTTTTATAAATAAACCCTTAAATATTCCCACCAGAGATGAGGGATGGGTTCCTATTGATTTAACGCTTCGAGGTAAACCAGCACTCACTTATACCACCGTTCCAGGTTTTGAGTTTGATGATCAAGAGATGAGCCGATCAATTTTCATTACCCCCAGGATGGATAATCGACGAATATTTAATAGTTTCAAACAGGTTCTTGAACTTAAATTAGGTCGTACCTACAAGCAACTGAAACACTATGAAAAAGAATCGGAGATCGTTCAATATATGGTATATGCACTACGTGAAAAGGTTGAAGAGATTACAATTATCAACCCTTATACCTCTAGCATAATTGCATTCCTAGGGGAAAGTGAATTTTTTAAAAGGGATTTTGATAAGTACAACGCTATTTTAAAGACCATAACTGCTTTCAATTCATTTAACCGTCAATTATTTGAACTTGATGGGGAATTTGTTTTATTTACAAGTCTTGATGATATTCAAATATTCATTAGTTTACTTGAAGCATATCATGAAAGCATAAGCGTTAATATCAGCCCCAAGGCCGCTGAAATTCTGAACGACCTTCGAGCAAACGTAGATGATTGGATAAATGATGGTAAGATTTCAGAGATGGGAGTATTTACCACAAATGATTATTTTGAATTATCAAATACAAAACTTCAGAAGAGAAGCGTTCAACGGTATTTTGGAGAATTAAACAATGCAGGATTTATTAAAGTAGTTCAGAAACAAGGCAGCAGTAACGTTTACGGGTTAAGTGAAAAGTTTCTTTCAGATATGCAAAGGGATTTATTAACCCTTAAAGATGATCAGAAAGAACTTATTAAATGGGAATTAGGGGATTCTGCTTTGTTTTTTATTGAAGAGGACGCTTTAACTGATGGGTTGAATGTTTTACTTCATGATCCGGATGTTAAAGTACCTGCCTGGGAGGATGAGTAAAACATGAACGACATCAACGACACATACGACAACAGCGACATGAACGACATGAACGACAGCGTTACAGGACGCCCTTTATATACCCCAAAAACAAATGTTTGTCCATTTCTTTCTCCCTGCAAGGGGCAGAGAAACACCCCCATCCAAAATATGAAAATGCCCCTTTTACCTAAATACGACAGGATATGCGCGAAAATGACTAGTGGCGTCCATGTCGCTCATGATACATGTATCTTGAAGGGGGAATTATAATCACTAAAACCCTTAAAGAAAAGCGGAAAAAGCTTCGAAAACAGAAATTCAAGACATTATACGAAAGAATACCTTTTTTAAAGGACATGAATTATCGTGAGCGTCAATGGTGGATCCGTTACTATAAACTCAAAACCACTTGGGAAAAACATAACCTACCAGGGGAATTTCCGGGCGAAAAATACCTACCCTTACAACCACCGTACCCTTGGGATGAACCGAACTACCTGGATGGTTATCTTGGAGTGAATAGTGAAATCAACTGCAAACTCCGAAAGGTAGAATATCTATTTTTAGACAAGGACATTGACTGGATACATACAAAACTGGAGGACATTGAATTTCCTGATGTGATAGAATGCAACTTTTCAGACCTGGAGGGTTGTAGTGATTGTCGTTTCAGGTTTAAATGTGAAATAAAAGTGTAAATTTTGATGAAACTGGCAGAAAGCAGAGCTTTCTGTTGCCGGTGCAACCGGCTTTTCATAAAAGTTTCAAAGTTTCAAAGAGGTGAATGTGGAATGGTTGAAAAATTGAAAGTTGTTAGATTTAACTGGGATTATACTAAATTAGATAGACAAAAATTTGCAACACTTAGACGTGCTAAAAGTGGAAATAAAAAACACAAATATGTGGAAGGAGATATTTACAAAATTTTAACCCCTAATAAGATTTTTAAGGCACGATGTATTGGGGTTCATGTTGAAAAAATATGTAATATTTCTGATGAATTTTTAAAGGAAGATACTGATAGTCGGACACGTGAGGAAGCTTTAGACATTTTAAGTATTGCTTATCCTGATATTGATGAAGATACTGTTGTTTTGGCTGTGTTCTTTGAAAAGGTAATTGAATAAGGGGAAATGGTTCGTGAAATACGGTACCGGGCTTGGCTTAAAAAAGAAAAAAAGATAGTATTAGGAGAATAAAGGGGCGGTTTAAACGAAAGAGCGCGAATGTCCAATTTGTGGGGAAATATTCAAACCAAAACACCCGAACAGTAAATATTGCAGCCCAAAATGTCGATTAATAGCCCGAAAACGACAGGTTAAGAGGGATGTTCGGGAATATAGGGATAGATACCAGGATGAAATTAAGGAGGAACAAAGATTACGAAAAGAAAGATTATATGAAGCGATAAACGAAGCGTATATGGTACAGGGGAGTATTGTCATGGAACAATACCATATAGGAAAAGGAACTACAATGTTAGGACCGAAACCAAAGAAAGATTTTACAAAAGAACAGAAAGTAATAGAAAATGAGTTCAGGAGACTAAATTTACCACTACCCCCACGTCAAGAAATCTAAACTGCTTACATCTGACACTTGATAACGAGATAAACGTCAATGACTAAATTTTTTTGGAGGCAGTGGTTGACAAGATATGAAAAAGACCCTGAATATCTAGAACAGATAAACAAACAGAAATGCCCTTACTGCCAATGCCCACTCCACAAACCATACTCAATGAAACGCCAATGCACTACTTGCGACTTTGAACACTATGGGAATCCAGAACTAACAGCTTACAAAGTAATAGAACCCGATATAAGCTATAGTTTTAGTATAAAGAACTGTGTCGAATGCAGCACTACACTAATTTATGAACGTGACGAAAAAGAATTAGTATGCCCTAAATGTGGATTACTCCACACCGGACCGCCAATTTGTGGTGTGGTATACCCTTTTGGCTCTCATACAAATAGTAATTTCATATTATTAAAATAATTTCAATGTCATCTACGTCTAGTCTATGACCACAACCATTTTTTTGCACCTCCTATGCAAAAACCATTTTTGAGAGGGGAGAAAACGTATCACCTGTTGGAAACATCCATTTTCAGCCCTATTTTTTACCTCAAATGTATTTCTCCCCCCTCAAAAAAAACCTTAATTCTTCTAGAAGACTGTATTTAAACTCACAGGGCTTAACAAAAGAATTAATCCCTGTTTTATTAACGATTAATGAGTGATTTTTTATGGCTTGGAAATTATACGAAGGAAACTGTTTTGATTTCTTCCCAGAAATAGATGATAAATCTATTGATATGGTCATTTGCGATCTTCCTTACGGGGTGACCAGTTGTCGGTGGGATACCCCATTACCATTAGATAAATTATGGTTTGAGTATAAACGGATAATTAAAGATAATGGTGCTATTGTATTAACAGCATCACAGCCGTTCACTACTAAGTTGATTAGTAGTAATTATGAGATGTTTAGATATGAGTGGATTTGGAGTAAATCCAATGGGGGTGGTTTCTTAAATGCAAATAGACAGCCCCTTAAAAGACATGAAAATGTTTTAATTTTTAGTAAAGAACAAAGTGTTTATAATCCTTTAAAGACTGAAGGAACTCCTTATTCCTGCCGAAGCTCTTCGGCAGGAGAAACAACTCAAGATCAGACTGTTGCGGGATGGGTTACTGAAAATGATGGTAGTCGTTATCCTACCTCGATTTTAGATTTTAGTAATGATGTTGGTTTGCATCCTACTCAAAAACCTGTTGCACTTTTTGAATATTTGATTAAAACTTATACCAATGAAGGTGAACTTGTTTTGGATAATTGTGCTGGTAGTGGTACTACTGGTGTTGCTTGTGAGAACACCAACAGGAACAGCATTTTAATGGAAAAAGAACCAGAATACTGCCAAATCATTAAAGACAGGATGGCAACAGTACAAGAACTACAATTAGAGGCAAGGAAACAGAAAACATTGAATGAGTTTAATGGCCAGGCAACTCTTGACATACCAGCAAAATGATAATGGATTATTATTAACAGCATTCTAATTTTCATATTTTTTTTGATGCACCTTTATGGAAAGGTGTGTAGGCGGTATAATTTTAAACAACTATAATGAGATGAAATAAGCATGGCAGCAATACCAAACAAAGAAAGAATAATATCAGCCCTACTACTCGCAAGCGTAATAGGAATAGCAGGAGCAGAACCACAAATAACAGCCTTACTAGGAGAATACGGCTCAATAGCATCAGTAGCCGGTGTAATATTCTTCATAGCACTAAGAGAGTTCATCAAAGAACTAGGACTACAAAAAGGCGACCTAAACAACACCGAAGAATAAAACATTTAGAGAGGGGCGGGACGGATGGACCAAAATGAACAAATGCAAGCGTTACAAATACCACAAAAGAATGGGATATGCAGTGCACACCCCCTCCTAGTACAAGAGCTCCGAGACATCAACACTAAACTAGACCAACTCACCACCAAAGACGCAAAACAAGAAGCAAAAAAAGAAATAATCAAAGAATGGACCGACAGAGGAATAGGAGCCTGCTTTGTACTAATACCCCTAATAATTTTTGAATTAATTAAATACTTCACACCATTATAAAACCGAACAAAAAAACGAACAGGAGTTCGACCATGGCAAAATACAACTGGGAAACAATCAAAAGACAATACATCCAAGGAATCAAAAAAGAAGACGGAAACAAAACCTACCCCAGCTACGAAGACCTATCAGAACTACACGGCCCCAGCAAATCAACAATAAGCAGCCACTCAACCAGCGATCCAGACGGACCATGGGAAGAACAACGCGAACGCTATCTCAAGAAAGTCGAACAAAAAGTTGAAGAAAAGAAGTCCGAGATTGAAGCTGAAAACATTGTTGAAGATGATTTGCAATGTGAATCTTTGGGACGTAAGCTTATTAAAATTATAGGCAAGAAGTTAGACTTATTAGAAAAGAAATTGGATGCTGATGAATGGGTTTCTGGTATTGAGATATTGAATACCAGTAGTGCTGCTAGGAATGCCCAGGAAATCATTAAAACTAGCCAGGGTGAAGCTGCTAATATTCAACAGATACAAGGCAAAATTGAAGGCCGGTATAGTGTGACTATGTCTTTGATTTGTAGTGATGAGCATATTGAACATGAAAAACGTGTTTTAAATGACGTCGGCAAAGCCCAGGGAATCACCGATTGATGAAAGATTTCCCCTTGGCCCTGGCACGTTTGCCCTGGAAGCTAGTAATGGTCGGTGGAGGGCTTTTAAGCATCTGGTAGTGGTTATTGAATTATTAATGTATTTGGTTCAGGGTCGCTTGAACCGTTTAATGGTGTTCATGCCACCTAGGCATGGAAAGTCATGGTTAATAAGTAAGTATTTTCTTGCCTGGTTTCTCGGATCTTTCCCGGATCTACGTGTGATACTCGCCACGAGGGATGCCACCTTTTCAGCGAAATGGGGCCGCATCACCAAGCAATTACTCGAAAGATGGGGTAAGAAGCTTTTTGTTAAGGAAATTGAGTATACTGATGAAAACGGCGAAGTAAAGAGGGTTATTGAACCTAATCAGGTAGAACTCGACAAATCATCAAATGCAAGTTACAGATGGGATATTAAAGGTTATGACGGCGGGTTATTTACCGCGGGTATTGGTACCGGTATCCTTGGTGAAGGTGCTAATGGGTTAATTATTGATGATCCCTCCAAGGGATTCAAGAAGGTAAATAGTAAAGCCCATCAACAGGAACTAAACGACTGGTTCTACACAGAAGGTTCCACCAGACTTGACCCTGACCTGGATACAGGCCGTAAACCATGGATAATATACATCGCCCAAAGACTAGGCCCCCGAGACCTAGCAGGCCAGATACTCAATGGATTTACTGATGATGACGAGGGAGAACCACATATTGACGCCAGTGAAGCCCTGAAGATACTCAGGGGTGGAGGCAGCATCGAACATGGAACATGGGTGGTCCTCAACCTACCCGCACTGGCAGAGGAAAATGACATCCTAGGCCGCCAACCAGGTGAAGCATTATGTAGGCCTATTAAAGATGAAGATGACCTGGCGAAGATCCAAAAAGCCATGGGTAGTTTCAGATTTGAAGCCATATACCAGGGCAATCCACGTGAAAGAGAAGGAAAAATCTTTAAACGTGAATGGTTCCTGGATGAAAGAGGAGAAATCCTCGGCAGTGTTCTTACTAATTCTCAAAAGTTACCAGACCCTCTTAATGAACTCAGGTACTGGGATTTCGCCGCCAGTGGTGAAGATGGGGATAATGTTGCAGCTACTAAGACTGGATATTACACTGATGATGAGGGTGTTAATAAGATGGTTGTACGGGGCCTATTACACGGCAAATACTCATCAAGTCAGGTCCTTAATCGTTTTGATACAGTGACAATCAAAGATGGTAAAAGCTGTAAAAGAATGGTGGAGCAAGAACCTGGCAGCATGGCGAAACTGTTAATAAAGAAATTCAGGAGAAACAGAAAACTCCGAGGATATCCCCGAATTAAAGCTGATAAAGTTAAAGATAGCAAATTAGACCGATCCTTTGATTTAGAAGTCATGGCAGAAGACGGCCGATTAGAATTTGACACAGATAAACTGTCAATGAAAGAAATTAAACTGATTATTTATGAATTAATAGAATTCACAGGAGAAGAAGGTGGAGAAGATAACATCACAGACACACTCACAGGATCTGCAAGACACTGGGAACGACCAAGGAGAAAGGTTAAAGTATGAGTAAAAAAAGTCCAGATGCCTTTATCGTCACTAAAAGTGATGGTGACTGGGATTTAGTTAAAAACAGTGCTCTCAACCGATACGCTATTAAAAGCGAAGAGGGTAGTAAACAGATCGAGGGTGAAGGATGGGACTATAAAGAGTTTTATGAACCACTCTATGATCCACATCATCTATTGGAGCTCCTTGAAGTGAACACTTATCATGCTCAGTGCGTGGATGTAGTTGCCCGTGATAGTGCCGGGAACGGCTGGACTATCAGTAACAAGGCAGATCAGACTGGAAGTGAAGGCGCAAAGAAACGGATAAGAACATTCGTTGAAGGATTATCACCTAACCTTAATAAACTCTTTTATCAGCGGACCTATGACCGCCGGGGCGTGGGCTACGGTGCCCTAGAGATAATCAGACAGGGGCGGAGCAAAAGCCCAGCACAAAGATTAGACCATTTACCAAGTCAACATTTACGTCGTCATCGGGACGGTTTCCGGGTTAAACAGAAGATAGGGTTAAAAGAGGTTTGGTTTGTTATTTATGGTAAAAATAAGGTGGACGGTAAACCCGTTGATGTCCACTGCGAGACCGGTGAAATAT